ATAAGACGTGGGTTAACCAGAGACATCAGGAAGTTTGATTCTTCCCAACGAGTGATACCATTACGGTCATCAATGTTTACCCAAGAGTATGCAGACAGAGCTTCTGTGTTAGCATATTCACGAGTCATAGCAGGTGCGTATGCTTTACGGATAAACTGTTCAGCGCCAACAGGAATCATATACGCGTCATCTGCACCAATAGACACACCACCAATATCCATAGTGTGATCGAAGAAGTGCAGACCGCACAGTTCAGATACAAAGTTATCTACTTCGAAGGTCTGTGTGCCAATTGTATCAGAAGTTACTTCCTGAGAGGCAAAATCGTAAGTACCTTTCAGGTCACGAGCCAGCCCTTCATTCTTCTCGATGGTCAGAACTTCTTTGAAGAAGTTGCTACCGCAAAGAACGATAACTTTACCATTGATTTCACCAGCGCGGAGCAGTTCTTCTTTCAGAAGTTTCTTCTGAGCGCGAAGCTGTTCCATCTGATCAACAGTGTCATCAGAGAAGTCAATATCTGCTACTGCACGAGAACCACCAACGATTTCGGTGTAGAAGTTATATTCATCGAATGGGCCGCCAGCAGCGTCGTTAGTGTCAGTGGTCAGGAGGGTCAGCAGTTGCTGTTCGTTGAACAAGTCCCACGCTTCAGCCATCTTGCGGTCAAGACGCTCAAGGTGAATCATTTCACTGTCAACAGTGTTCTCAGTACCCACTTGACGCTTGTTAGCATAATCGGCAACTTCAACATTACCAGAAATACCGAAAGAAGGAATCCCCCAACGGTAGGTCTTTGGTTTGTCTTTGTTTGCGCGAGGGCCAAAACCAGTAAACTGTTTACCAGAAGGCAGAACAGAAGTACGGGTCATAGCGTCATACTTGTAAGTATTGCTGGTCATAAAATCTTCACGACCAACGCCAGTCAGCAGGGTGGTGAGGAACTGTGGTTTAACAGGGCCACGCTCAACAACTTCTAGTGTAAAATCTTCCAGTTCAAAAGAAGAGCCAAACTGGGTGAGAGCCTTGGTAACGCTACCTTCAATAGCTTGAATACCAGTATCTAGCATAGGCATATTTTTAATTCCTTAATTATGCGTTGTAAGTAGGATCAACAACAGTGGCTTCTGCAACAGCGCGAACGCCTTGAGCTGCCATAGCTGCTTTAAATTCGTTGATGTTAGTAGTGGTAGCTGCACCAAAATCTACACCACTGTAATATACAGCAGCATCACCTTTGTACAGACCAGTCAGAGTTTTAGCAGTAGTGCCAATAGTTACATCTTCATGGTTGTAACCAACACCCTGATAATCACCAACCAGAATAGCTACTTTGAAAGTAGAGCCATCAGCAGCAGTGTATGCAGTGGCAGCATCAATATCTTGTGCCAGATACACTTCAAAGTTACCATCGCCATTAACTACAACAGGAATACCCATTGGTTCGATGACAGTGCTAGAAGCAGCTACAACAGGAATAGCAGCAGTTTGCCACTCAATACCAGTAGACGCTGGAAGATTATCTTGAGCCGCAATTACCTCAGACAGGATTTTACGACCTTCATCAATAAGACCAAATGCCATTATTATTTTCCTTTAAGTTATTTAGCAGATTTGTATTTTTGGAAACGACCACGAATAGAAGTATCAGCTTCTGGTTCAGTACCTTCGTGACCAGCTTCATTAGCCAGCTTTTTAGCAATGTCAGTTTCAGGAGCTTCAACTTCTTTTGCTTTAGCAATAGCTTCTTCATGCTTTGCCACCATCTCATCCAGAGCTTTAGTAACAACTTCCAGATCACCCAGATATTTACTGACCAGTTCTTCAGTAACTTCTTCGCTCAGCTCATACTTTGCGAAAGCGTCAGATGCTTCTTTACGTTCCATCTTTTCAATTTTAGCTTGTGCAGCTTCAAGCTGCTTTTGCAGTTCTTCAGACATTTTATTGTCTTCCTCATTAGTTTCTTGAGTTTTGCTGACACTTACATCAGCGGTTTCACCAGTGATACCCACATCAGAAGCTGTGTCAGCAACTTCATCTGTAGATTCTTTTGAGTCCATGTCCATAGCTTTGAACATGTATGCTTCATTCTTTCCAGAGGCTGCACCACCAACTTCAGGAGTTGTATAGCTAACCTCAGCACCTTCAAAATCGAAATGTGCTTTTAACAATTTAACTTTTTTATCAGTCATTTATTTCTTCCCAAATACCTTTGGCTCCGATACTAACACCGCACAGTTCTCCTGATTTACGCTTCTTCCAAGCCTCTTCATTAGTGAATTGTGTCTTAATCATTGGTTGACCTTCTGGCACATAGTGATTACCAATATAACAATCACACTCATTAATCCATGCTTTCACAAAATAGAAGTCATCAGTTTCTTCAGCGTGGTTATATTTACTAAGTAATCGACCTTCCTGAATTGCTTTGTTACAACTCTCAGTCATTTCACGGAGTACATCAGCATCAGCAGTCCAACCATGCCCATCTACTTCATCTGGAGCAATATACAAAGGTTCGATAGCAATCATCTGCTCATCATTAAATTGCTTAATGAATGGAACTGTTTCAACAGGAGGAGCTTCTTTACTTGTGCCACCAAAATGAGAAGTTAGTGCAGTCATCAACTTAACAACAATACCGTCTTCTTGAGACTTAGAAATCTCAACATATTCTGATTGTTTAATAACCTCAATAGGGTCAGATGTTATTTCCACAGAAGTGCCGGACAGTGTATATGAAACTTTCACATCCATATAGCCTTCACCCTCAGTATATACATCCCCATATGCTTCCGACTTATCTTCGTCTAGGTTATAAAACCAAGGACTGTCTTCACCAAACTTTTTACGTGCAGCTCGATTGATCAGACGAATCTTGTCTTCTCCGAGCATCTTTTTGACATCATCTGTCATTTATAATTACCTTCTTCGTCTAATTCATCAGCGTTAATAATGTTACCTTCTAAATCAAATATCCTATCTGTTTCAGGGCAAGCTATTGTTTTAGATTTAGAAACAGAACCACCATTCTCAGTATTTGCAGAACTAGCATCTTTTCCTCCAACAGAGGTCGAAGTACCTTGTCCCGGAGATTTCATACCGTCTCCAGCACGAGATGATGCACTGTCTGTGAAATCAATATCATCAATACCTTCTTCAGGTAGACGACCTTTCTTAGCTAAATGTTTCCACATAGCGGGGGTCAGAGCACCAACAGATTTGACACGTTGGATAAACTTACCAATTTCATCAATAGATAATTCATCAGGATCAGCAGCTTTAAATACAGGCATATCTTCGTAATCGAGGTATATACCATTCGCTGCAAGCAAACGAGGGATTAGCTGAGTATTGATCACATTCTCGTACATCATAATATCACGTTCAACCAACTGACCGTGAACTGATGTTTGAGAGGAAGAGAGGGCATAACTACCTGCGCCATTTTGACCAAGC